AACGTTGATTTTATCGACGCTAGTGTGAGATCCTGTTTAGGATCTATGATCTCTGAAAAGAAATCTAAAGTGTCCAATTCCGTGATGAATTGGTTAAAGCTTCAACGACTCGCAACGATCAGGGCATTAAATGTTCCTGAAAACTTGCGTGTTGAAGTTTCTAGACTCCGCGAGGCCATTAATATTGGTCTTCGCAAAGGCGCTGTTGTCAGCGAATTATCCCTACGTGATTATGTCGACTCTCAGGTCGCTTTCACTGGGATTTCTCTAACTGATGTTCAGATCGATGCTTTCCAAACCGTTGTCACAACTAAGTCTTTAGCTGTTTCTGCGGAGATGGAAGCTCGAGATGAACGTAGTTCTGAAATTTTGGATAAAATTTCAGAAGTCAAATTAGAGTTAGAAGGTATTCAGAAAACTGCTTCTGATCCTCTTCTTTATAATGAAGTCGTCTCTGACGTACTTCGGTTAAAGAAAGAGTTTCAAGATGCAGAAGATGTTTTAACTTCTAATCGAGCTTACCGGCAATCATTAATTGATAATGTGCCACCTGAGATTTTAGATGAAGGTTCTTCGACCTATTGTGGTCATAAGACTCCTTTCGCCTATCTCTCAGAAGTAAACTCTGAATTCAAAAAGGCTCTTGAAGATTCAGTATCATACGGACGTGTCCGTGATGATGCTAAAGCTCTTCATGAGTCTGCTGAAAAATACCGACAAACCGTTGTCAAAGACTCTATTGCCTTTGCCACGGCTGTTTCGGTTCTCGAGAATAAACTTCTTCGCTTAGAAGATGAACTTCTCGATATTTCAGCACGTTCCGATGCAGACAAACTTTGGTTTAATATTGCATCTAACGTGTTAAAGTTTAAAAAGTTACCTGTCTTTTTGCCTTCTCGGCGTAGGGTTTCTGTCAAGCTTTTAAAGCCTGACGATGAAGCTATCGCTAAGAAATTAGGCTTAGACTTAAGTAATTATTTTAAATTCTACATGGCTCATACGCCTAACGCTAAGGATGTCGGTTTCAACCGTTTGCTTCTGTGTGTAAAACCAGAGCATCTGGAAGATTCCGGTAAGCCTAAGCCAATGCCAGAGTCAATCGCTAAGGAATATTTAGCATCCAAAACGAAAGGAACAAAACCTTCCGAGCTATCTTTAGCTTGGAGGCATTTGATTCTTTCTTGGAATGCTGCATTCCCTAACGATAAAGTAGAAATTTCTAGCGCTCTTAGTAAGACATATGGAAAGGCTCGTGGCCAATCCACTTATCTTTCTAAAGGCCCTAGTACACCTTCAAATGCCGATTTGGCAGATGTTTTGGTCAAAATTCAAGCCCTCCTTTCGGATACGACAAAGTCGGCCGAAGAGAAGGTCGCGAATTTACTTTCTTCACCTCTTCCTAAGAAGGCTCCGGTTTTACCAGAGCGTCCTAAAAAGGAATCAGGTAAGAAAGACTCGAAACCAGTTAAGGTTTCGTGCGACGTTTGTTTAGATGAGTTTCAGTCTAAAAGCTCTTTCCGAAAGCACCTTATTAATGGCGCTAAGGTAAGGGTTTGTCCTAAAACTCTTTGCAAACGTTGTCAGACTGAGACCATACTTGAAGGTCGTGATACCTGTATTGCTTGTTGGAATGAACTTCTTTTGAAATTCAATCCTAAGGCTATACCTATGGCATCTTGTACTTCTTGTAAAAGATCAATTCGGTCTGATAAGATTACATCTTCTGATGGAGTTTGTGATGATTGTTTTGACAATAACGTTAAAACTTCATCTTCTTCCAAAGTGAAGGATGAATCTTATATTTATTCATTGCGATGTAGTACTTTAGGATGTGTTTCCTTTTTTGATTACATTGCTCCGAAAAGTGTTCAACGCGCTGCGTTGAAATGCCCCTCAGGACATACTAATTCCTATACATTGAGTTATGATGCAGATAATGCATCTCCTCATTTTGTATTTGAATGTGGTTGTACGTCTGAAGAGGTAGACTGCCATTGTGAGGTATGTGACGATTATCATTGTCGTCATTCTTGTCCATTGTTACCTAATGTAACTCTGGTCAAAACTAACCACACATTAACGGCCCCTGTAGGTGTTGCTACACCTACTGAGAAGCGTTCGCTTGTTCTTGGATGCAAATCAGGACATTTACAGGTTTATTCATTTCTTAGAAATGAAACTGTCTGTTGTTCTGAGTGCCTAGAACAAATTTACACTCCTGAAACAGGAGGCTCACGATGGGATTCTTATCCTACCGATGTTGAGCCTTCTGTTCTACTTTCGAACTTTAAACGTTCTCATAAGTTGTGTTCTAAACATGGGTTTATAAAAAAATCCTTGTTTAAAGATCACATTGAGTGTTTAAAAGAATCGAAAGAATCAGTATTGAATAAAGCTATCTTAGCCAACTGGAGATTTACCTCCACTTGCTTTTCTTGTAAAGAAGAAAATGCAGAGTGGGGTGTTGTTTCCGGTTTTGAGCCTTGGAAGCCTTATCCTACTGAAGAACTTTTCCATAAGATCCATGGAGAATTTACAGCCTATTGCTCTGAATGCGAACACCAACAGGAGTTCGATTTTTCAGACCGATTAGAGTTGTTTTCTTCTCTTAATGGAGCTCTTGAGGAATGCGTCTGTGGGTCCCAATATCTTTTTGGCTATAAAGAAGACCATGAGTCTTCTAATATCCATATAGATAAAGAGGATACCTTCTTTGACGCTCGGGACTCATCGCCTGAGGACGAATCATTTGATTGTCTCAAATGTAATCGTTCTCATGCTCTCGGTCCTTGTCCACCTTTAATAGTGTTGGACAAACCTTTGCCTAAATGTTTACCCTGTAATCTGGAATTTCCAGATCAAACAGAGAAACGTAAGCATAAAAAAGTTTGCCCTAATAAGGTGAACCGGTTTAATTTAACCGAAGGTTCTGGACATTGCTGCCAACGTAAATTTGAGAAAATTTACGATTTGACGATGCATATTCTTCAAGAACATCCGGGTAAATTTATCTGTGTTTCTTGTCATAAAAAGACAGGATTCGCACGATTATTTGATTCGTCAGATCTTTTAGAGGCTCATATTCTAGCCCATAAGAGTTCTGATGATTCAAAGACTGCGAAAGGTAAAGGTAAGGCTTGCCAAATTACTGGTTGTACAGCCCTCGCCCTAAAGGACGAGGTTCTCTGTGCTTCCCATTTGCCAAAGCCTAAATCTAAACTTCGTCAGCCTTCTGCAATTATTACATGTCCTAAATGTAAGACTCTTTATAAAGAGTCTGTAGGACATCCGCTTTGTGCTCCCGTTCAGGAAGACACATTGCAAATTTGTAATGATTGTGGGGAGTTTTATAAAGACCAGCATAGCTGTTCTTTTAAACCTCAAACTTCTGCTAAGCCTACTTCTTGTGGAAATTGTAAAAAACAATTTCCTTCGAAGAATGCTTTTCAGAAGCATAAGCCTTGTAAAGGGGCTTCTTCAGTTCAGTCTTCTTGTTCGAAATGTAGTAATACATTTCCAAGTAAGACTGCCATGCTTAAGCACAGGAAAACTTGTACCGGTGTTGCTAAAAAGCAATCCTGTAAAGTTTCCAATTGTGTTACTGATCCAAAAGGATTAGTATATTGTTCAACTCATCGTTGTGGAACTGATGGTTGCCTCAAAGTAAAGGGGCACCAAGGTTCACACACAAAGGTTGATCAAAAGAAAGTCCCCATCAAGATTAATAATCTTGATGGAGCTATTCTCTCGAAAAACCAACTTGATAAGCTTTCACAAGCTTTTCCAAGTGGTAATGTTCCTAAGTGGGCGAAAAAGGCAGCTTCTGCTAATTTCGGCAAAGCACTTAGTGACATTAAATCGGGAAATTTGACTGGACAAACCTATCAATTTTGGGTACTTAAAAGTTCCCGAGCTGATAGAATTGCCCAACTTCAGTCTTCTTGGCTGAAGTTAAAGTCAAAACCGGCTTTTAAGAACGTTAGATTGACATATAAGCCATCTAATGCTCCAGAGTCGGCTCTTCTCAATGGTTGGAAACAACTTAGAGAACAAGAAAAGGAAATTAACGACGGTTTACCGCGTAAGCAGCAAACCCGCGTTCTTCCTAATCCTCGAGGAGATAATAATTTTGGAGGCCTTTTAAAGGGCTCGAAAAAATTGTCTTCAAGAAAAATTCCAGAATCAAAATCTGGAGGTGGGGGTCTCTCCAAGCTTATTGAAAAGCTTGTCTATGAGGCCATCACTAAGGCATTAAATAATGTTTAATGGATCTAAAATCTTCTCCAAAGAAGATTTCTGATCCTGGTTTTTATCGGTCTTGTGTTGGACTTGATAAGAACCATAAATTTAAACATATATTTAATGAGCCAATTTCAATCTTAGCTTGTCGGCTAAGTTTTGAATTGACTTGTCCTTATGACTATCGTCGTTCCCAATTAGTAGGGAAGGCATGGTGTTTCATCATACCTCCTCCTGCTCGTATTCGGAAATGGCTAAGTCAGTCAGTCAATCCTAGGCGTGTGTCTGAGGATTTTCCGTCTCTTGCTCATTTTATTGAGCCTATTAATATTCGTAAGAGAAAATATATCCCTTTACGAGTGTTAATAAATAGAATTAGGCCTATTTATAGGTTTAATCGCTATTTGATAATAGTTCTAGCGTTATGCTACAACAAAACCTTTGAAGAGGTCGATACCATTATTGGTAAAGATCGAGGCTTACGGTTTCATCTTTCACAAGTTGTGGATGAAGAAACTGTCCTCACCTTTGCTTCTATGCAAGGGTTCTTCTGGTTACGTCGTAGAATGACATATCTAGAATCTATTAGAACCTGTTTTGATGCTGTAGCTTTAGCTTTTCAGTTCAACAGGCGAAACAATCGTTGTCCTCCTAATTCTGCTTTAAGCTTTTTTGGGAGGATGAAGATTGCTTTAATCAAAGACCCATTTGAAGTGGCCGCCCAATTGAAAGAACTGGCATTTAATGCTAGAGAATTCTATTTTGGACGACCAAAATCAAAGTGTCCTTTGATCTCTTGGATGTCGGATAAGGAATCGCTTCAATTTTCCTATATAGGAAGAAGCTTACCTCCTCCTTTGAAAGATCCAGAGTTAAACTCGAAATTATTTTCTGAGTTTAAAGAACGTTTAACTGCGGACCCCCCTCCTGAAAGGGAGGATTGGCGCCCGTTTGTAAAACGATTTTTAGAAGAATCAAAACCTCCTTCTCTTGCGAGTAAGGTGTTTTCTCAACCTTCTAATTCTGCTACTATTGGTTATTCACGCAAAGTGGATGGTCATCTTGAAGCCTATAGGGACTATGTCCTTTTAGCCGTTCTTGATAACCTTACTCCTCCTGCGGAATTATACCAAAAAAGTGGTTTTGCCGTTTATAATAATTCTTTCGAGCAATTTGCGAAAAAGAAGGGTTCCCATGCTAATGATGCATTGGAATACTACTATCGCAATTGCATCCGAAGAAATAATGTATTCGGCGATATTCAACGGTATCATCCCCAGCAATTTCCTGCGGGAGCTTACGAAGTACGGAGTTTTCACTCCGGAAACGTAACTTCCAGGTTTGTTAGGGATTTAGATCGTTATGAATATCTAAAAAATATTTTTGGAGTCTTAGACTCTGATCTTCATAAAGAATGTGATTCTTTTCTTAGGGAGCGACATGATCGTTATGTTGACGAACGTGTCGAACTCTATATGAAAGGCGGATCTTCTTATGATCGAGGTCTTTATGACATCCTAAATATGGACGAAGAAACCTATAAGGAGACTACTTCTAGTTTCTACCAAACGGGTCAGTCGATTCACTCGACTATAACCCCTGAGGCTGAAGCTTTAGAAAGTGAGACTCTTAATTGGGACATCGTCTCGGGGTGGACTGATCAAATGCGTTGTATTACAGGTTATTATAATGACCTGATGACGCAGACCGTCTTCCGATTAGTCCGATCTCTTCCTTATATGATAGTACAACCTATCTTTGCTGAAGAGAAAGGTCTGAAAGTTCGCGTTCCTACACGGACGCTTACTCTTTTCTCATTGATTTTACAACCTTTGAGAAAGGCCGCCGATGCGCATTTGTTACGGGATAACCGTACTTCTGCGTCACTCGGAGGCAAATTGGATGTTAATCTTTCTGCTGACATAGGTCCATGGTATAGCCTGGATCTTAGTGTCGCTACTGATCAACATCCTTTTTGGTTAACAAAAGTTTTTTATGAAGAACTTATTGATCTTCATCCAGAACTTGAGTTATTCCGAGAGTTTTTACCAAAACTCTTTGGCCCTCATTATGTGTTGAATCATGACATTGTCATTCCTTCACCACCTAAATTAGGGTTGGAATTAGAAGATGTTATGGGTATTTTGGTCGACACAGGCTATTTGCCTGCTGATCGTCCTAATACCGACATTCCATTTTCTACTTTAATCCAGCGATTAGTAAGTTGGTGCGAAGATTATAATCTTTGGCTCCAATCTTTATATAATCTGCCTGGATTCCTTAGTAAGCGAGGAGCTATGATGGGCAATGCTACATCATGGCCTCTGCTGCCTTTGGTAACTTTATTTAGTGCTTCTCAAGTGGGCATTAACCGTGTTAAAACATGCGGTGATGATGCTTTACTTGGTCGCATGGATGAAGCTAATCTCAAAATTTTTAATAAAAATTTGGAGAGTCTCGGAGCGATTATTTCTGAAAAGAAGTCTTTTGTCCATAAGGACAGAGGCCTCTTTACTGAAATACCCTTCGAGATGGGTGATCCGCAACGATACGAACTTGTGTCGTATTGGGTTGCTCCCATGGGGGGTTCGAAAGGCCAAATTAATTGGTTTAACCTTCCAGATTCATACGCCTCGTTTTTACAAGGCCAATTGAATCGAAAACCTACACGGATTGACCTCAAAGCAGGCCTGTGGAAATATACTAAGTTTCATTATTACTATGAATTAGCATTTTTCTCAGGTTTGCCACTTGGGGCCATTTCTATGATGGGTGGTATTAACCATCCTTTGTATCCTAGAGCTCCTAGGAAACATCATACTTTATGGTCAAATTTCCTTTCTACTAGAAAGGTATTTGAATTATTAAAGTATGGTGGTCTATCGCTCATTCCTAAACGAGGGAAGAAATTCTTTGGAATTTCTTCTTCGTATTTGGATGATGCGTTAGAGTCACGGTTATTAAGCATAGAGGATCCCGACGACCCAACCCTTCTTCTTGCGAAGGATGGTTTAGGGGTTGTCGATAATCCTGTATCGCTTTTTTCCGTTTTCCATAAAGGATATCAGAGAGAATTTAAGAACCCTTCGGTTCATAATCTTTCTGATCATTTCTTTAGGCGTCTTAAACAAAGACGAAAACCCGTGAATTCTAAACTTAAGTTTAGTGCTAGCGGGTTAGAGAAGGATTTATTAATTAAAACTAATAAAGAACTTCTCTTGCCACCCATATTAAGTGAGTGGCGGGAACGTCCTTTCGGAGTTTTTACATCGGAAGACGCTCCAGTGATGGACCTAAGCACGTACTTTTTTGCACGTGTTTAGCCTTCATCGCCTGAAGGAAAACAGTAAACCGTCGTTTGTCA